TTGAAAAAGCGCTGTCAGAAGCAACCGCGTTTGACTGGAATGATATGTTCTCTGATCGATTAAAAAAAGCTATGGAAATTAGCTTTAGATTATAATATTTAGTTGTGATGAAAAATATCATTTATGCAAATGTGATATCCGAAGCTCGTCTTCGCCAAATTATTCAAGAAGAAATTGAAAGAAAATATCTACTTGAAGAAGGCCTTTGGGACGATGTCAAAGATGGTGTTAAAAAGCTTTCAAATTACGTTAGTGAAAAATTTAAATCTGCTGCTGCAGAATGGGCTAACACTATTAACGAAAAAATAAAATCTTTATCACAAAAATCAGCAGATTTAGATTTGGTAATGTCTGCAATTAAACAAGGTATGGCCGAGTCAGGCGAGTCGTTACCGCTTAATGACACTTTAAAAATCGCGAAGAGCCTTGACAAAGATGCGGCAATGGCTGCCGTTCAAGAGGATCTTGAAGGTCCTGTCAAAGATGCAGCAAAGAAATTGCAAACAGGCAAAGGACTCGGCGAGGCCTATTCCATCTTGGCGACTAATGAATATATTCGTCAACAAAAAATTCTAAAAGAAATGGGACCTGAAACCCTCTTTGGATTTGGTTTGGCGATTGTGGGTGGTATGCCATTGTTGTTTAAAGGATTGATGATATTAGCGCAATATCTTAAAGCACCAAAATCAGCTGCGCTTTTTGAAAAGGCAGAACACATCGCTCATGCATTTGAAGAGAAAGTTGTTGACTACGTGATACCTGATAGACTTTCATATGAAATTTATAAATTTCTTAATAAAAAAGGATATCATGTGTCTAATAAACAAGACTTACTGTCTTATGAAGACTTTAAAGCCGATGCAGACAAAACAGGCGCTCGCAAAAAAACCGAAGGCTTGGTTTATAAGGCTTTGCTAATTTATTTTGCAATTAATGGGCTTGTTGGCGTTTTAAAAGCTGGTGCTTCTTTATTAGGATTTGTTGAAGGTGGTGCGACCGCGGTCAAAGGCGTCGAACTTGTCAGAGGTGCCGAAGAGGTCGCAAAGATTGTCAGGGCCGCTGAAATCGGTGCTGTATCTGCTGCTGCTGCAGGTCGTGCAGTTGCAGCCATATAATTTGAACAATTAGACAATTTGATGTATTCTTGTATTAATGGTTAAGATTGCCCATACTGCCGATATACATTGGCGTGGATTAAGTAGACATGATGAGTATCGAGATATTTTTTCTGCATTTATCAAAGATTGCAAGAAGAATAAAGTAGATCATATTTTCATCGGTGGCGATATTTTTCATACAAAAACTACAGGTATTTCTCCTGAGTACATCGACCAACTTACGTGGTGGCTGGATTCGATGGCCACCGTCGCGCCAGTGCACCTAACACTAGGAAATCATGACGGCAATCTTATTAATTTGTCGCGACAAGACGCTGTTTCACCTATCGTTCAAGCTCTTAACAATCCTAATATTCACCTTTATAAAAAAAGTGGAGTCTACGAATTTCAGCCAGGCTATATTTGGTGTGTCTATTCTCTTTTTGACGAAGAAGGCTGGCCAACTGTTCAACCACAACCAGGTAAAGTAAACATCGCCTGCTACCATGGTCCCGTTCAAGGTTCTAAAACCGAGGTTGGATGGGAAATGGAAGGAATGAAGATAGATTTCTTTAGTGATTATCCTTTTGTTCTTCTTGGTGACATACATCAGATGCAGCATCTTGGATACCGTGAATCTCTTAATGGCAAAATGAAGCCATGGATTTCATATCCAGGTACACCTGTACAGCAAAATTATGCTGAAGAACTTGACCATGGTTATTTGTTATGGAACATTGACGATCAAAGAACGTGGGATGTTAGTTTTAGAAAACTTCCAAATCCAAAGCCATATGTTACTATTCAATGGAACGGTTCAACGACAGATTTGTTGATGACAGCTTCAGCTCATCCTGATGGATCAAGATTCAGAATCAGATCATCCGACGCACTAGGTCAAAAAGACTTTAGATTGATCAGCGAGACTTTAAAAAGTTCAAAGTCTGCGACAGAAGTGACGTTCAAATCTGATTTTATAGTTGACAAATCTGTCATTAAAACAGGTTCTTCATTGCTGGAAAAAGCTGACCTACGAAATCCCGATGTTCTCCTTAAACTCATTAAAGACTACTACTCAAATACACAAATTATGCAGACTGAGTGGAGCACGATAATAGATCAAGTAAAAAATTGTCTTTCAAACGTAACTTCACAAGAAGACATCACTCGAAACTCCAAATGGTCTTTAAGATACCTGGGATTTGATAATATGTTTGCCTATGGACAGAACAACGCAATCAATTTTGACAAACTTAATGGAATCGTAGGAATCTTTGGTCCAAACCGCGTTGGTAAATCTTCTATTGTTGGTACGCTAATGTACTCATTGTTCAACGCGACAGATCGAGGACCAGTAAAGAACATCCACATTTGCAACATTAGAAAACCTTATTGTTCATCGAAGGCAATCATTAATCACAATGGTACGGATTACGTCATTGAGCGTCAAACAGTAAAAAGCGAAAATAAAAAAGGCGTAATCAATGCTTCAACTTCACTAAATCTTTTTAAGATTAGAGATGATGGTGAAGCAGACGATTTAGCCGGTGAACAACGCAATGATACTGAAAAAGTAATTAGAGCTCTTATTGGGAGTCAAGAAGATTTTATGATGACGTCCCTTGCTGCGCAAGGAGAAACTAATCAATTTATATCTCAAGGTTCTACTAAACGAAGAGCCGTACTGTCAAAGTTCTTAGATCTTGACATTTTTGACAAGATGTTCGAGTTAGCAAACAAAGAACTAGCAGGACTTAAATCTCAATTAAAAAATTGTCCCGATAGAGATTGGCAAAATTTGTTTGAGTCAACCTCCCATGCAATTGAGGAATCTGATAAATTAATTGCTGAACTTACTTGTATGATTAAAGAAAAACAATGTGAGCAATCGCAGCTTCAACTTGAATTATCAGAGCATAAAGATGTTACTCCTGTCACAAAATCACAAGTTGAATCACACTTAAGGCAAGTAGAAACACTTAAAAAACAAGTTGCTGTTCATTTCAATGAAATAAAATCATTGCAACTTGAAATGTTAGAAACAGCAAAAAAATTAGAAAAAATTGCTATCGTAAAAAAAGAAAATGATTTGCATGCTTTAAAAACACGCCATGAAGCTTATAAAAAGCTAGAAACATATTTGCAGATGCTACAGCATATTCATGATCGTGAGGAGACCACATTAAAACAACATCAAAAATCTCTAAAAATTTTGGATGAAGTTCCATGTGGAGATGAATTCCCTACATGTAAATTCATAAAAGATGCTCATGTTAGTAAAGGTAAAATTACAGAACAACAAGAAAAAACCGAATCTGCAAAAGAAAAATTACAAGAAGCACGTATTGAGTTAAAAAAACTTGAGCAAGAAAATATTGTTGATAAGCTAGAAAAAATAGAAAAATTAATTGAACTAGAGAATAAACTTCAATTAGATCTTTCTAAGAAAGAAACAACAATTACACGTCTTAAATCGGCGCATAAGGATGAAGTAGAAGAACTAGAGGCTTTAAAACAACGATTGACGCATCTTCAAGAGGCATTAAAAAATGAAGAAAATGCCGAAGTGGTTTCTTTGAGGTCAAATATTGAAAATATTTCTGAAGACATCGACTCGTTGACGTCACAAAAGATGTCTGCAGCAACCCAAAAAGGAAAGTTAACTGCAAACTTAGAAAAGTACCAAGAAGAAAAAAGTGCTAGAGATGGACTTCTCGAGCAGATGAGAGTTCATGAATTGGTTACAGGTGCTTTTTCTAAAAAAGGAATACCTCTTATTGTTGTTAGGTCACAACTACCTGTTATTAATGCAGAAATTGCAAAAATTCTTCATGGTATTGTTGACTTTACAATTGAGTTAGAAAATGATGAAGGTTCTGATTCTTCAGAAATTTACATCAATTATGGTGATTCTCGTCGAATAGTTGAACTGTGTTCAGGTATGGAAAAAACTATTGCATCACTTGCAATTAGGGTTGCGATGATCAATATATCTTCTCTTCCAAAACCTGATGTATTTATTGTAGATGAAGGATTTGGTACACTCGACGACGCGGCAGTCGAGGCCTGCAACAGATTGCTAACTTCACTAAAAAGATATTTTAAAACAATATTAATCATTACTCACGTTGACGGTGTTAAAGACATCGTTGATCATGTGTTAGAAATAACAAAAAACGAAAAAGATTCTAAAGTAACATTTGGAGTGGATGAATAATGGAATGGATACCATACCCAAGAAATCGCAAGGTTGCTTATCGAAAAGGGTATGCAATCATCATACCAGAATCATTTAATTCTGCGCAAGTAGGAATGCCACTATTTTGTGAAGTTTGTAAAATTAACTTTAAAAGAAATGAAGATGAAAAAGCTTATAAACTATTCGGCTGTTGTATGAGTTGTGCTGACACATGGGCATACTCAAATAAAGAAGAATGGCTAAAAGGCTGGAGACCTGATGCAGAAAAAATTGAAAAAGCTGTTGAAAAACGGCTTTTTGTTAATCCTCATATTGTCTTTGAATGATATGTATATATTTAATGCTGGAGATACTATGCCTAAAATCGATTACAATGCATTAGGCCAAGCCATTGACACTTCATGGGGCCGCACTTCAACTCCTAAAACTGCGTCATACTCTGTCAAATTTACATTGGCTGGCGATGTTTTGGTCGCCTCTTATCAAGCCATTGTCAATTTTGCTTCAGAAAAAGAAATGATTTTAATGAAGCGAATGTATGAATCTGAGTCACAAGACGTCATTGCTGAAGTTTTAAAGAATGTTAAGGCTGTTTACAAAGACCTGTCAGGAAATACTTTAACAACAAAAGAATATAATTCCTCGACGTCTGTTGAAATTATCGGCTTCAATGTTCACAATCCAAAGAGGACCGCATACATTCGTAGAAAGACGTCATTTGAAATAGCATGACGCAACCCCTAACACGAAATGAACAAATAAAGGAGATCATCCGATGCGGTAAGGATCCGGTCTACTTTATGAAAAATTACATAAAGATCCAGCACACAGTGCGGGGCCTTATACCATTTGAAACCTATGATTTTCAAGATGATTGTGTTAAATATTTTGAAGAAAGTCGTTTCAATATTGTTCTTAAATCACGACAGCTAGGACTTTCAACAATCACGGCTGCATATGCTGTTTGGTTTGCGATCTTTAAGAAAGATAAAAATATTCTTGTTATTGCAACCAAGCTGTCAACTGCAATGAACTTTATTAAAAAAGTGAAGATCATGCTAGATGGCTTGCCTAAATGGTTGTTGTTGACCAAATTTGAACCAACTAAACAGGCAATTAGATTTGATAATGGTTCTCAAATTAACGCAATTCCAACTTCACCTGATGCAGGCCGTTCCGAAGCTTTGTCACTTCTCATCGTAGACGAGGCAGCATTCATTAGAGATTTTGAAGATATCTGGACCGGTCTCTATCCTACCCTGTCGACCGGTGGCAAAGCAATCATCATATCTACCCCTAACGGTGTTGGTGGGCAATATTATCGTTTGTGGATGGATGGTGAAACCAAACAAAACGAATTTAACACAATTAAACTTCCATGGTGGGCCCATCCAGAACACGACGAAGAGTGGTTCGCAAAAGAAACAAAAAATTTACCAAAACGTAAAGTTGCACAGGAATTTTTATGTGTAGCAGAAGGAAGTCGTGTAATAACCAAAAATGGTTATGAGTTTATAGAAAATATAAAACCGGGTGATGAAGTATTAACACACAAAGGTAGATTTAGAAAAGTCCTAAAAACGCATGCAAGGCAAGTAGAGAAAGAAGAAAAATTATGGGCAGTCACATCGCCTGGAAATAGAAGCAATGAGGTTCTGATCACGGGTAATCACCCTGTGCTGTCTTATAGATTTTTGGCAAATCAAAAAAGTTCATTTGATGCAATACCTCAGGATTTAAATCCCAGTTGGATACCAGTAGATGAAATAGGTAAAAAAAGAAAAACTACCGATAGAATCCTATCGTGTCTTTTCCCTGTGCTTAGTTTAGAAAACGTTGAAAATTCCCTGAAAAAGATCGACTTAGCTGATTTTCATGACGCTTTTGAGGTGTCAGAAGAGACATGCAGATACAAAAAGCAGTGGGGAAACAATCAACGTTATCTTGCTGTCGACTTTGAGTTAGGAAAGATGGTGGGTCTCTATCTTGCAGAAGGATGCAAATCTCATTGCGGAGGCATTGATCTAGGATTTCACATAGACGAATATACGACTCACCTAGACTGGGTTAGGCAATATCTGGAAAAACAAGGGTGCAGAGTTCTTTCTGCAAAGAGCAAGTCTGCCAACAGTTGTAGAATTTGGACTTACAACAAGTTCTTTGGTTCTCTAATGAGAAGCTTTGTCGTTGGTGACTACGCTTCTGATAAATACTTGAATTGGGATTTGGTGCAACGCACTAATTTAGACTTTATTAGAGGTTTGCTCGAAGGCCATTATCTTGGAGACGGAAACGATAAACATATCAAAAAAATTTGCGTGTACAGTACTAGTGTAAAATTAGTCTATCAGTTGAGAAGCCTATACACTCTTTTTGGACTTTATCCTCGAATAGGAAAAGGAAAACAAAGCAAAAAGAACCCGTTACACAATGACTTGTGGTATTTAGAATTTTATGCAAACAATCTTTCTTGCCACGAGTTGATAAAAAATGGACAGTTAAAACTAAAGGGATCCAGGTGTGCAAGACATAAAAATCATTTTATCGGTAATGTAACGACCGAGGATAAATCATTTTTAATTGATGAAGGGGTCACTGTTTACGACTTAAAGATTGAGGAAGATTCTTCTTTTGTCGTAGAATCTTTGGTTTTGCATAATTGTGACTTTATCTCTTCTGGCGATACGTTTCTACAACCTAGCGAGTTAGAAGTTATTAGAGAATCCATTAGACCGCCTATCGAAAAATCAGGTCCTCAGTCTGGCGTGTGGATCTGGAGAAAACCCGAGGCAGGTAGCAAATATGTAATTGCAGCAGATGTTGCCCGTGGAGACGCTGGTGATTTTTCTACATTTCATGTCGTTAACAACGCAACGTGTGAAGTAGTTGCGGAATACATGGGTAAAATACCGCCTGATAAATTAGCTGATTTATTATTTGAGTATGGTAAACTATACAACGACGCATTGATATGTCCTGAGCAAAATACGTTTGGTTACTTTACGTGCGTTAAATTACGAGATGATGGATATCCACGCCTATATTATCAAGGTTCATCAGGTGATCCATTCGAATTTAGGCCGTCAGACCCTAATGCTGTGCCTGGTTTTTCAACGCAGGCTAAAAATAGAAGTCAAATACTTGCTAAATTGGAAGAGTTGACAAGAAATAATAAAATTAAGATTTATTCACAAAGGCTTTACAATCAATTACAGGCGTTCGTATGGAATGGCGCACGGGCCCAAGCGGCAAAAGATGCGCATGATGATTTAATTATGAGTCTTGCAATTGCCATGTGGTTAGTTGCAGGAGACTCTGCCTCAAATGAACAGGCAACCGCGATGGCATACGCGATGTTAAAAGCCACAAAAGTACAACAAAACAATAACATGCCAGGTGACGTCAGAGCTGTAAAGCCTGTTCCAAATCCGACGATGAGTGGATTTAATTCAAGAGAAGCTCACAAACCAAAAGATCCATCACAAGTAAAACATGTTGATGTAACAGATTTTTCTTGGTTATATCGATAAATTTATTTGACAATAATATCTATTATGATCAAGGAATCAATATGCCTAAGTTAACAGTAGCACAATTAAAAAAAATTATCTCAGAAGAAGTTCAAATTCTACGAGAAGGTGAAAAAGAAGATCAGGCAGCCGCGATGGCAACAAGTGCAAGTAAGCTTTTAAAGGCAATTGAGTCGTTCAAGGAAGCAGCATCCGCAAAAGCAAAGTCAAGCATGGATTCATCGGGCACATCTCTTGAAAGACATCTTCAATTAGCTGAAAAAATGCTAAAAAGAATTGTTGAATCACCAATGATGCACGTAGATGGACCAAAGGCACCCCCACCCGCTGCGCCATCCGCTCCTGCAGGTGAAACTTCTAAAAAAGTTACTTTAAAACCGAGTGGTGGCGACGCGTAAAAAGTATACGATAACATTTTTGAAAATATTATAAGACGGAAAGAGCCATCTCCCTAACTGGAGAGGCACAAAAAATATGGCAAAAGAAAAAGAATCGCAATCTTCATTATTTCAAAGATTATCAAAGCTTTTTAAAAGTGGACCTGTTGTCAAGCGTAAGATAAGAAATCTTGACACGACAATTGCAGTTGCTGACAAAACAAAATCTTCAGGTGCACTGTTATTTCAAAAATCTTTAGCGCCATCATACGCAACGATTACAGCAAATGCTTACAATCTCTCAGAACGTTTGATGAGGTATCAGGATTTTAGCGAAATGGAATATTGTCTTCATGGCGATACCAAGATCGCTGTGCCTGGAGGTTATAAGACAATCTCAGAATTGGCAGCAGAATGTGAAGGTAATTCCGATTTATCATTTTTAGTTTACGCATACGACCATAATCTTCAAAGAATTATTCCGGCTTGGGGTAAACAAGCTCGTCAAACCCGTGTGGACCATGCTTACACGGTTACCTTTGATAATGGACAACAAATCATTGGAACTCCTAACCATCGTCTTATGAAACGGGACGGCACCTTCTGTAAGATCGAAGACCTCAAAACAGGCGATGCAATGATGCCATTCTATCGTCGGGATCTTTTCAACGGTTGTAAAGAAGAAGGCGAAGGCTATCGTTGGATCTACACGATGGACAGACGTTCTAAGATGAATGGTTGGGTACCCGAACATCGGGTCATTGGTGAGATGTTAAAGGATTCACCTCTGTCAAGTGACGAGGTCGTGCACCACAAAAATTTCATCAAATATGACAATAGACCCGAAAACCTCCAGGTGATGACAAGCGAAGCTCATCAAAAACTTCATGCAGAGATTCTCAACGGTGCTAAATGGTCTGAACAAAATTCTGATTGGATTCAACAGTTCAAGATCAATCATTCTATGTTTATGTCTGAAAATAATCCTGCCGAGCGGAAGGACATCACATTCGGTCGAATTTTAGAAGTTGCTGAAAGAACAAACTTCAATTCTCGAAAGATGTGCGAAGTTCTTGATATCGACCCCAATGTAATCAAACGTAAACTACGAAAACACGGATATCAAGACTTCCAAACATTCGCCAAGGCATACAACCCAGATTGGTACAATACAGGATGGAACAACCAAGGCGAGAATAATCCTCGATATAATCATTCAGTTACCTTCGACAGAATATGCTCAATTTTTTCTAAAGGCATGTCAAAGAAGGAATTGGTTGATTCTTTGCACACAACCGCCACAATACTTGACAATCGTTTGAAGGAAAGAGGATATAAGAACTATACAGAATTTTCTCAAACCTACAACAATCTCAAGGTCGTCTCAGTTGAATATCATGGAGTGATTCCTCTTTACGACTTAACTGTAGATGGATATAAAAACTTTGCGACAGACACTGTTATTTCTCACAATACGCCTGAAATTGCAGCTGCAATGGATATTTATGCAGATGAAACAGTCGCCCAAGACGACAAAGGTCGAGCGCTTCACATTTACTCCGATAACGAAAAGATCAAAGAGATTTTAGAGGATCTTTTTTACAATACGCTTAACGTAGAGTTTAACCTTCGATCGTGGGCCCGTAACCTCGTCAAGTATGGAGACTTCTTCCTTTACAACGATGTGTCTCCTCAATACGGCGTCATTAACGCGTTTCCAATGCCAGTTAATGAGATAGAGCGAGAAGAGAACTACGACCCAAATGATCCTTTTGCAGTTCGTTATCGTTGGGTCACACTAGGTAATCGCACCCTAGAAAATTGGGAAGTCACTCATTTTCGACTTCTCGGCAACGACATGTTTTTACCTTATGGTTCTTCAGTCATTGAACCTGCCCGTCGTATCTGGCGACAATTAATCCTCATCGAGGACGCGATGTTGGTCTACCGTGTTGTTCGTGCGCCCGAACGCAGAGTCTTCTATATAGACGTCGCGAACATACCACCAGAAAACGTTCCGATGTATGTTGAAGAACAGCGTAAAAATCTTCGAACCAATCAAGTGGTTGATAGAGCAACAGGAAGGTTAGATCTTCGTTATGCGCCACTAAGCATTGAGGATGATTACTTTATCCCTGTTAGAGGAGGTGAATCAGGAACACGTATTGACACACTTGCAGGTGGACAAAATGCAGCAGCTGTTGAAGACGTTGCTTATATTCAGAAAAAACTTTTTGCTGCGCTGAAGATTCCAAGAGCTTACCTCGGATACGATGAAATGCTTGCTTCAAAAGCAACGCTAGCACAGGAAGATATTCGTTTCTCAAGAACCATAAATGTTATTCAAAGAGTTCTTTTGTCCGAGCTCAATAAATTAGCAATAATCCATCTATATGCAAATGGGTTTGACGCAGAAGATCTTCAAAACTTTACATTACGCCTCTCTAATCCCTCAACCGTCGCCCAACAACAAAAGTTAGAATTGTGGCGTTCTAAATTTGAAATTGCTGGTGCAATTCCCGAAGGTATGGGAAGCAAACAATTTGCTCGTAAGATGATTTGGGGATTAACCAATGAGCAAATTGAAGAAATTGATGAACAGCGTTACCAAGAAAAATTAGTTGATCAAGCAATTGAAGAAGCAAAACTAGCTGAAGAGCCTAAAGAAGGTGGCGGTGAAGAAGGCGGTGAAGAGGCAGCTGGTGGAGAAGAAGAAGAAGAAGGCGGATTATTTGCCGGTGATGATATAGAAGAAAAAGAACCTGAAACTGAACTTCTAACTGCCGGTGACGAAGTTGACGATTTCATACCAGCGTTGTTCGAAAAAGATAAACTACCTGTCAAACCAATGTCACAATTGGATCGTGCTTTATATAATCAAAGTAGAAGAAAAAAGAGGCATGATCACATGCCTAACTTCAAAAAAATGACAAATTATGATGCTGAAGGCATGGGCATGAAAGACCCATATGGCATGGCAGATTTAAGAAAAGCCATAAATCCTTTAAAAGAGTCAAGATCATTTGACAATGTAGATTATGTAAAACCAAATTTACCAATGTCATTGCAATCCACACTTCAAAGGATGTCTAACAAGTTGCAGTTAACACAGCAACAAAATACTGGCTTACTTTCCGAAGAAATAAGCCAACAAACATTGATTACCGAAGAAAACGATTTATTTAATATAGACGAAGATTGAAAGGGCGTACGATGTCTAAAACGCACAATAAAAAAAGAAACACTGCTTTATTATACGAATTTTTAATCAGGACAATTTCAAGCGCCCTTGTTGAAGACAACAAGCGAAAGTCTTTAACAGCTTTAAAAATTCTTCGTCGATACTTTAAACCTGGCACACAATTGTATAAAGAATTTAGAATTTTTAATGCATTAGTAAAAACAACTGTAAGTGGCGATGCCGTCGCAACATCAATTCTTAAAGAAGCCAGAACTGCTATTGAGTCATTGGATTACAATGCGCTTTATAGAGAAAAGTCTTTGTTAATACGCAGTATTAATCACATGATTAAAGATGAAAATTTTTATGATCAACCAATTGCCGAGTATCGTCTTTATGCAACAATTCAAACGTTGTTCAATGAGTGGAGAAAACCAGCAGGCACAGCAGATATCGTTTCACTTGCTAGCTATGAGAATCAATTGCGTGAATGGTTGATTATAGAGAAGAAAAAAGAAGACCATACGCTCATTGATGAAACACCTGGCACGACGCGCCTTCTTATGAAGGTCATGATGAAGAAACTTAATGAAAAATATTCTGAATCTTTAAATGATGATCAACGTGAAATTATAAAAGCCTATGCATTTTCTACGGCCAATGAAGATCAGACAACCATTAAGAAAAAGTTAGAAGAAGTTCGCAGTGGCCTTCTTGAAGCAATTGATGTTTATATGGTTCAAAAGCAAGACAATATTTTTGTTGTCAATAAATTGCAGGATACAAAATCGAGAATATTGTCAGAATCTCTTGACACCGTGGACGATTCTACCGTATCTAAATTCATGTTGTATTCCACATTACGTCAAGAACTTACTGAAAATGAAGGAGAAGAGTCATGAAAGACCTGCGCCTGTTAAATTCTTATGAAATCTTTGACTATACGCCGGAGATGATTAAAGAGTCTCGTGAAAAGAATAGCGGCAAAGTGATGATGAAAGGTATTCTGCAAAAAGCAGATACACTAAATCAGAATGGCCGTATCTATCCAATTCATGTTCTTGAACGTGAAGTTCGTAATTATCAAAAGTTCATTGTAGAAAATAGAGCTATTGGTGAACTCGACCACCCAGATTCATCAGTTGTTAATCTTAAAAATGTTTCTCATGTCATTCGTGAAGCTTATTTAGAAGGCGGAACAGTTTATGGTACAGTCGAATTACTTGACACGCCATCCGGAAAAATTCTTCAATCTTTACTTGAAAGTGGAGTAAAATTAGGTATTTCTTCACGTGGTGTGGGATCAACAAAGAAGCAAGGTGATTATCATGTCGTTCAAGACGACTTTCAACTTATCTGTTGGGACTATGTTTCTGAGCCCTCGACGCCTGGTGCATTCATGCTTCCAGAGGGTCGTAGGATTACTTCTGCTGAACTTCAAAAAGTCTTTAATAAATCTGACAGGATTGACAGAATATTAAATGATATAATTTCTTATGGAGGCAAGTGATGGGCCTAAAAGATCCTAGAGTTGGTTTTAATTCTGTGACAGAATTCATAGGGTCAGGACTCCCATGGGTTACATCCTCATTAATATCGCCGAATGTAACTTACAATTATAAATTTTCAAAGCTTACAAAAAGAGTTTTTGTTTGGAATCACAATACAGGTAGCAATGTGCATGTAAGAGTAGGTTTTACAAAAAATGGTGTTGAATTAAGAAATTATTTTAAAATTGACGCCGGTGAGCAATTTGAATTTGATGCAAGGGTTAAAGAAGTTTTTCTTCGTTCTGACACAGGTGTAGATAGTCACCCTGTGAGTATATACGCAGAATTAGTTGCAATAGATTCTGACATGATGCCTACTTTAACAGGCTCTATTGATGGAATTACATTTTGGGAAGGAGTAGGTTGACATGGGCCTTACACGAGGACAGTTAAAATCAATAGTAAAAGAATGTTTAATCGAGATTCTGGCAGAAGGCATGGGATCTACTGTTTCTGAATCTATTAATGAAGCAAAGAAAAAAGTTCCTCAAAAACAACCTATTTCAACTGCAGCGGTACTTCGACAAAATGCATCAAAGATAAAGATGCAATCTGCGGCATTAAAAGAAGCAATAAAAATTGAAGCTGGTGGTAATGATATGATGGCCTCTATTCTTGCCGACACTGCAGAAAAAACATTACCAACAATGTTAGAAAACGACAGAATGCGAAGCCCACTGCCTACAGGGAAAATTGAAAATTTAGTAGCTTCACATGAACCCGAAGAATTATTTGGTTTAGAAGCAACATCAAAATGGGCAAATCTTGCATTTATGAGTATGCCGAAGAAATAATTTTTATAATTCTTTTTGCATCAGAATATTTAGCAATGTTATACGGAGAACAAATATGAAATTAACGAGCAGATTATTAAAGAAAATAATAGCAGAAGAGGTTGCCAAATTTGGTGACATGGAGTCGACAGAAGATCGTGCTTCTGATGCAGAAGAAGTAGGCGCCGATAAATTTGGTTCAGATAAGGCCCTAGAAAAGAAAATTGACTACATTAAAGCTTTAAAGATCGAAGAAACACGTCTTCGCAATCGTCTTAAGAAGATAGTTGAAACAAAAGCTCGCGTTCTTCGTAGCATGTGAAATATTTTATCCTTTGAAAGGCGGTATTTATGGGAACACCAGGTAGCGGAAGATACACAACTTATTTACCAGTAAAAACTGCAAAGTTTGAGAGATTATCTAAGCTTTTCAAAGGAGGACTTGGCGGTCTTTACAATGGAAAAGAAGATAATTCTGAAGCAGCAGTCGAGGCAGTTGCAATTGCAAAATCAGTTTTAATCGGAAAAGGTGATCAAGATTTATTTGGAAATGGCATTGATTTAACATATGGAACAAATTCAGGAGCAACACCCGATACAGCAGAAGTAAAGTGGACCAGCGCCGGCGATCCTGCCAGTCCATATTTTGCTGATTTAACGTCGCCGGGTCCTGGAAAAACAGAAGGTTCAGATAAAGATGCTGATCCAAAAATTATGTCAACGGACATTAAGCCTAACTTTGACCCAAAGAATCCAAGCGTCAACACGGCATCCCCTGCTGCTACTTCACCTCGACTTGGAAGCATATCATTAGGAGAAAGTTTACAACTCGGCAAAAGCTCTGTTGAATAATCATTATTCAGGATATAATTAAAAGAGAGGCAAAAGAAGATATGTCGAAACAGTTATATGAAGAGGCCTTGGCCGATGTAAAAAAACTAAAGGAGATTGCAGAAGATAATGCAAAAAAAGCATTGATAGAAGCAGTTTCTCCACGCATTAAAGACCTCATAGAAGCAGAACTTCTTAAAGAAGCGGCCGATGAAGACGACCTCAAAGACGATCTTCTTTTAGATGACAGCCTTGAAACACAAGATCCTATGCAATCTAATGCAATGTCTTCTGTAATGGATATGAGCATGGATCCATCCGTGGCTGCCGCGATGTCAGCACCTGATGAAGAAGGTAAAGTAACTTTAGATTTAGACGCTTTAACAGTTGAACCTTCAGCTGTCGATTCTCAATTTGAATTGAGCAACGAATCATTTAAATTACTAAATCCAATTGTTTCAAAATTAAATGCAACTGCAGCCTTAAAAGTTGAATCAAAACTTTTTCAACTTAATGAGACTGTCGAAAAGTTTCTGGGAGCTAGCCACACAATAAAGCGTACAGCAAGCTACCAGCGCAAGATCTTGGAGATGGTCTCTGAGATCGAATCTGTTTATGAATACCTGCAGGAATCTGCAGGCAACCTTCAGGACAAAGGAGTCTACGAAGGCAAATTAGAAAAATTATATCAACAACTCAATAAGCTCGTGGAGCAATACAACATGAAAAAGAATCTGAAATCATTGACTGAGGCAGAAATAACGCTAAAGCTCACTAATGTCCCAGATGAACTCGAGGATCAGTTAGGAGATCTCGGAGTCGACCTCGTCGCCGACGCCGGTGAAGACGAAGAACCGGCCGAGGACGAAGAATCCGAAGGCGAAGATGAAGGCGGCGACCTCGAACTCGGCGGTGATGATGAAGAAGGCTCCGAGGGTGATGAGGAAGGAGAATCCGAGGAAGGCGGCGATGAGCTCGACCTCGGCGGTGACGAAGAAGAAAAAGCTGAGGAGGCTCAAAAAATGGAATCTAGACGTTTAAGTGATAATATGGTTGTGGAAATTGACGAAAATATGCTTCGTCGTGAAATTGCCCGTATGCGTTCTCTTCGTGAGGCAGCCGACGACGTTCAATCCTGGGGTCATGGCCCCGGTGAAGTTTCCGACGAATTTGAAGACGAAGATATGGGCGACCCCTTCGTCGACGGCGACCTCACGTTGGAAGGTGACAAAGAACCAGCCGATGAGATGGCAATGGAGGTCGATGAGATGGAAATGGAGGTCGATGAGATGGCAATGGAAATGGACGAACTTGAAGAGTTGGTTGACCAAGCCGAAGATGCGGATGAAAAAGGCGGCCCATCACAGTATGCACAGAGCCAAGAGCAAAAGCGTCAACCTGAAGGTCAACAAAAGAAGCCACAACAAGGCAAGCAACAAAAGCCACAACAAGGCAAGCAACAAAAGCCACAAGAAATGGCCGAAGTTGATGATGACAAGAAGGAAGGCATGCATCAATATGATGAAGCCGACGACGACGAGAAGGACAAGAAGGAAGTCCAAGAGGAATCTTTCCGAGTTCGTCTAGCTCGTGAGGCTCGCATCCAGACCGAAGCCAAGAAGAAGGCACAAGCTGCTAAGAAGCAACAAAAGGAAGCCCAACAAAAGGCTAAGAAAAAGCAGCAAGAGGCTCAACAAAAGATGAAGCAAAAGAAGCAACAAGAGGCTCAGAAGGCCAAGCAAGAGGCTCAGAAGCAAGCCAAGCAAGCCAAGAAGATGCAAGAAGCCTATGCTTACTATGCTAATATTTTCAACGAATCGGTGCATCGCACCGCCAAGTTGCAATCGGTTCTCGCAGAGAGCCGCAGAGCGGTTCGCCGTAATGGTGCCGCAACAAGGTCGGCGGAAGAGACCTCAACACTCCGTAAGAAGTTGGCGGAAACGAATCTGTTCAACACGAAACTACTCTATTGCAATAAGCTTCTTCAAAACGAGTCCCTCACAAAGCGCCAAAAGGCAGACATCATTGAGCGCCTCGATGAAGCCAACAGTGAAAGAGAAGTTAAGCTTGTTTATGAAAGCCTTGTCAAGGCACTTGGTTCTTCTTCAAGATCTCTCTCTGAAGGAACACAGCGCGTTCTTGGTTCTTCATCACAAGCAACACGTCCAGCATCAACTGTCCTTAGCGAAGGCTATGAAGCAGATCGTTGGGCAAAACTCGCAGGTCTTAAGTGATTCGTTTTTAACAACAGTATTTTTAGGAGAAACACATGAAACAGTTTACACTACAACATTTAGCACAAGGCATTAAGGACAAACATGTCGGTGCCGAGCGTGCACGTTTGACAGAAAAGTGGAGCCGCACAGGTCTCCTCCGCGGCCTCGACGGTCAAAAGCGTGAAGTTATGTCACAACTCCTCGAGAACCAAGCTGCCCAAGTCCTCAAGGAGAGCAACGCTCTCTCAGTAGGTGGTGGTGGCCTCGCTGGTAGCGGACAGATCCAAGGCTTCAGCAACATTGCATTCCCAATCGTTCGCCGCGTGTTCGGTGGCCTCGTTGCCAACGAGCTCGTGTCAATCCAACCAATGAGCCTTCCTTCAGGACTCATCTTCTATCTTGATTATACCTACGGCAGCGATGCAGGTAAGCCTGTAGGTCAATCAGGTGAAGTTTATTCCCGTGGTCAATCAATTTATAACAACCCAGCAGGTAAGGGCGTCCGTAGCGGCTCTCTTGCAGCAGGTGGTATGTATGATTTAGTTGGTTCTGGTTATTCAAGAGTCACTGGCTCAATGCAAGCACTTAACCTCGCCGCTGGCTCGGTTTACTCCGGTTCTTACGGTGGCGTCAATGGTGATACATGGGCAAATGGCCTTGTTATCAGCAATAGTTCAATGTTCTCAGGCTCCAATGCTCGCTTCATGGACTACGATAGCCAAGTTGAAACAGCATTGCAAAACAACGAACTCGACGCAATCTTGGTTTATGTTCCAACCTCAGCAATCACAGCAGTCATTCCTGCTGCCGATCTTCTTGCAGTTGATCAAATTGCTCTCTTCAGCGGTTTCGGCGCCAATGCAACAGCATGGGGCGAAACATATCAAGGTGGTGAAGGCGTCCTCAATCTTCGTCGCCTCAACAAGCGTGGTACATTAGCCGGCGGTGGTACATCATCCCAGTCATTCTCACTAGATGCATTGAATGGAAACTACGTTCAATTTACTCTTAAGGGTGCCAATGGTTTGACCTCGTTAACTGCAGGCAGCGGTGCATTGTCATGTGTTGTCGCCTCCAGCCTTTCGGTTGATTCAGGTTCCGGTGCAACCGTTACGGTTCCATCCTTTGAATCTGACTTCGGCGCGACACCTGCTCCTGCAATCCCAGAGATCGACATCAAGATCGAGTCCATTGCGATCACAGCTGAGACCCGCAAGCTCCGCGCTCGTTGGTCACCAGAACTCGCACAGGACCTCAACGCCTATCACTCGATGGACGCAGAGGTCGAACTCACCTCGATCCTCTCTGAGCAAATTGCTCTTGAGATCGACCGCGAGATTCTCAACGACCTCGTGACAGCAGCTAACGGCGCCAACTACTACTGGTCGCGTGCTCCAGGCAAGTTCGTCAACAAGGTCACAGGTGCCGCAGTCACCCTCGCATCGTCCCTCTCCATCGGCCCAGCCTTCACCGGTACGGTCCGCGAGTGGTACGAGACGCTCATCGAGACAATCATCGATGTCGCCAACACCATCCATCGTAAGACTCTCCGCGGTTCAGCAAACTTCCTCGTTTGCGGCCCAGACGTCGCAACGATCCTCGAGGCTTCTGTGCTCTACAAGCCAAAGTTCTCCATGGACGGCGAAGGACAGGTTGGTTCGCCATTCACCATCGGTGCAGAGGCGATCGGTACGCTCAGCAACCGCTTCACAGTCTACAAGGATCCTTACTTCGTTCGTAACAAGATCCTCGTCGGCTACAAGGGCGGCAGCTACCTCGAGACAGGCTACGTCTACGCTCCATACGTGCCACTCATCGTGACACCAACAATCTTCGCACCTGAAGATTTCACTCCTCGCAAGGGTGTGATGACTCGCTACGGCAAGAAGATGGTTCGCAGTGATTTCTACGGAACGGTGACTTGCTTAGACATGAACGTGATATAATAATCACAACAGATCATGTCTGATAGGAAAGGCCGCCGAAAGGTGGCCTTTCTTGTATTTACACACTGAATTTTTACAATTCTCAGTTGACCATGCATAGTTATAAACATGATCACTTGCAAAGAATGTGGAACCGAGTG